CGGCGCGATCCCACCGTGAAAGGCGTATCCATCGAGCAATCCCTCAGCGGCTGGCATCCCGATGTGCTTAAAGCAGAAGACATTCAGGACAATCGGAACTCGCAAACCGGCTTCGCGCTGCGCAAGGTCTGGAAGAACCTCCAAATCAACATCAAAATGCTCGCGGAATGGGCCTATCGTGACCATACCGGGACGCGCTATGGACCGTCTGACGTCTACAGCCATATCCTGGCTAACCCCGGACCGCGAACAAAGATCCTCTGGAAACCGGCTTATGTGCGCTTCCCGCATGCTTTAAGCATCGAGGATGATGATTTGAGCGAAGGCGATGTTATCTTGCAGTTTCCACGGCTTTTATCGTGGGATTACCTGAGAAGTGTCAAGATGGACGACGAAGAGACGTTCTGGACGCAATATATGAACATCGCGGAGGGAAATTTCAAGCCGACCTTCCCACAAGAGAAGCTGGAAGCTGCTAAAGTGAGTGCAGAGCATGCACCGGATGAGCATAAAGCGCACATCGCATGGCGATTTGAATACGCCGAGTGTAAGCACGCCGCCGGCGCCGTGGGAATCGAGCGCGACGGCCGGATTACGATTGTCGAGGTCCTGCGCGGCATGTTTGTTCCCACCCAGCTGGCCCGCCGGATTGTGCTTACAGCAAAAAAATGGGAGACGCACCGGGTGGAGATTGAAGACACCCCCGGCGCGCGCACGATGGTCCCCCACATTCGCAACGTTGCGCTCGAGAATGACTGGCGCATTGAGCTTACTTGGAGCGAGTTTCTACAGGACGACACCGCCAGGGCGCTGGCCATCAAGAGCGCCGAACCGCATTTGCTCGCCGGCCGCCTGCTCTTTGCCGATGACCTCCAGAACGGGGCGGAACTCTTCAGGCAGCTATACCAGTTCGGGATGGTCGAAGAATTCGAACTGGCGAGCGTGGTAAGCCGAGTGGCCAACAAGCTGCCCGCGTCGATCGCGGCCGAGGGATTCGAGGCGCAGGACGAGGAGCTATTCGCCAAATATGCCGAGGAAGATGCATATAACCGGGTTTACGGCCGCGGCCAGTACAAAGACGAAGAACCGGCGCCGGAGATGCCCGGCGAAGAATGGGAACCAGCCGAACCAGGCGCCGGCCTGAGCGACATGATGCCGGGGTTAAGCGGGTGAAACGATGCCGTGTGAATGGATAAAAATGCCGGATGGAAGCGTCGTGCACATCAACCGCGGCCGAAGCAGGAAGCAGCAGCGGTGCGGGTTTTGTGGTCAGACGTACAGGGAAGGCAAAGAATGCGATTTTCCGATGGGCAACGACAAAACCTGCGATGCGCAGATGTGCAACAACTGCGCGACCACGATAGGCCGGCAGAACACCGCGTATGCTCCGGGCACCGGCATGGTCAGGCTGAATGACACCGTTGACCTTTGCCCCCTGCACAAAGATGCGGCAAGCTGGTCAGCGGGCGATGGCATAACGCGGATCCCGCTTGAAGGAAAGGTGAGCTGATGCCGGTTACGAGAGATAATCTGCTCGATGTTTTTACGTACCATGCGCCGAAGCCAGGGCAGACGGAGAAGTATGAGGAACTACGAAATGCAGCGTTCAGCTTCGCCAAGGCGATTCTTGAACTGACGCCGACATGCGCGGATCAGCAGGCGGCCATCCGACTGGTTAGAGAAGCGACGATGACTGCAAATGCTGCGATCGCTTTGGAGGGAAAAATTTGAAGACCACGGTACCCACGGCTGTGCTCTCTGAGACTGAGGCTGTGAAGAAAGCGAATCTGCGCCGCAAGACCAGGCTGCGCGTGATTGACCAGGGCACGCCTTACGACGCCACCGGCCGCATGATTAAATGGGCGCGCGAATTGAGAAGTGGGGAGCTGGGGCGCTGCACCGATATTCTTATCGTCGCCCGCACGATCAAGACGGAAACCGGCGACGGGAAGGGCGGACATGGATATGAATACTTCAGCAACGGGCCTGGAGATGCGAAAACTTTTCACGCAATGGCTGAAGCTCTAGCACTGAGGTATAGACAACGATGAAAATTCTGGTTGAAGCAACCAACCGCATAGTTTTCGTTGAAGCCAGAGAGGGCGACTGCAGATGCGCGGTACCCGGCCGCGTCTGGGAAGGCCGCACCGAGAGCGGTATCTACGTGCAGTGTGTGATTACCCACATCGCGGCGCCGGCCGATGCGGACCTGCACGAATTTGAAGCGGAACTGAGCGAGCAATCCCCGCCAGTGGCAGGGCCGGAAGTATTTTCGTTGCGAATGGTGATCTAGCATGGCACATGGAAAGCTGAAACCAATTCGAGTCTTTTACTCCGAGCTGACCGGGCGTTTCTATGCGGCCCGAGCCTGGAAAGTTATTGAATGCACAGACGACAAACAGCGAATCGAGATTACCGGCGAAAAATTCGACGTGACCGATGACATTGGGGCTGCAGTCACCAAATATGACGTTGTATTCACCCCAATAGGCAAGCAGGCAGTCGCATGACCGAACTTGCCAACACGGTGAACGGATCCCAGCGGATCAACAAAGATGACGTCGTATTAAATCCGTTGCTCGACCCGCGCTACACCGATGACGCCGCGGTGCAACTGGTGATTCAGGACGCGCGCAAGGCGCGAACCTACCTCGACCAGAAACAATGGAACCTGCACTGGCGCGAAGCCGATGTGCTCTTTCAGAGTCCGCGGACTAATCAATCGTTTGAAGGATCGACCACCGCGCGCGCGAACATTTCGCGATTCACCGTGGCCAAGCACGTAAACAGCCTGGTACCGGGAATGAAGACGGGCATCTTTTACGAGAACCCTCCATTTCTGATCCGGCCGCGGCCGGCGACCAGCCAGCGCACCGCGCGCGCGAAAACCGCGCTCTACGGGGCTCTGCTCGACGATGCCAGTTTTGAAGATGTGAGCGAACGCGCGCTCGAGTCAATGACCACCTTCGGCACTGTCATCGTTAAGGCGGTATGGAAGAAAGACACCAAGATTAAAAAGCTGCGCGCCCCCAAAGCGGCGCCGGTGAAAATGAAACTCCCCTTCGGCGGCGAGCTCACCGTACATACCAAAGAATCAAGCGAAATCATGGTGAGGGAAACCGAGGTTCAAGAGGAAGGGATAGAAATAGAAGTCTGCGAGCTGGGCAGCGTCCTGGTTGATCCGACCTGTCGCACGGCTAACCAGCTGCATAAAGCCAAGTACGCGGTGCATGTCACTTATCCCACGTTCACCGACCTGGATAAGATGCGCGACGAGCAGGCGGTATTTGACGACCAGGGCAACCAGGTGGGCGGCTACGACATTCCGCCCGAAGAAGAACTGAAAGCCTATTTCTTCTCCCACGAAGGGAACGCCGGCGCCCCGAGCCAAGTTCAGCGGAATCTAGGCGGCCAGAACTGGGCTATCCACCACGCCCAAAACGAAGAAGAACCGGGCACCGTTGACCCGCTCGAGCGGCCGATACAGATGCTGGAACGATGGGACCAGGGCAACGTGTACACCGTTTTGTGTCCCGACGGCGGCGATCGTGGCGTGTTGATCCGCAACGAGGCGCATGACCTTCCGTTCCTTCCGTTTTTCTCTGCCAACTTCTGGAATATACCCAATGCTTTGTTTGGGTTAGGGGTTGGAAGGCTCGCGGGCTCTGACCAGCGTATTGAAAAGGGACTTACGGACGCCGTTTTAGATATTTTGAGCGCATCTGTAAATCCGATGTACGCCCGCGACCGCGGCGCCAACGCCCCAACCCAGCAGATCCGGCAACGGCTAGGCGGGATTATCGACGTCGACACCAAGCCGGGGCAGAGCGTGAGGGATGTGTTTGGGATCATCGAACTCCCCAAGACGCCGGCCGAGGCGTTTACGGTGCTACAGAACGCGGCCCAGAGCGCGCAGTCAACCACCGGCGCCGACGAAGCCTTTACCCAGGGCAATCTTCCCGGCCGCGGCAGCTCCGCGGCGCGCACCGCGACAGGCGCCGGCGGAATCATGGCGGCCAACGCGGGCAAGATTCAGGGGCCAGTGGGACACTTCGTGAAGGGCATTCTGGTGCCTATCATCGAATTGCTCGAGCACTTCGTTAAATCGCGCATGTCCCTCAAGAAGATCCGGGATATTCTGGGGCAGGAACTAGGCGCCGCGTTCGAGCTGGACGCGCAGAACTTTTACGAGAGTGAAGACAGGTTTGAATGTCTCGCCGGCGCGCACCTGGCCGCCAAAAAAGCGATGGCGCAGGCGCTTCCCTTGCTGGTTCAGATTTTCGAGAATGCGCCACTCATCCAGCAGTTGAACGCAACCGGCTGGATTGTAGACGTCAAGCTCTTGCTCGAGATGTTCATGGAAGTGTCGGAATGGAAGGACGATCGAGAGCTGATCCGGCGCATGACTCCCGACGAAGAACAGCGGTTCAAGAGCAATAACCCCGGGATGCAGCGCGTGCAGGGCCAGATTGCGGCGATCGGCGCTCGCCACCAGGCCAAGAGCGCGGAGATTGACCAGTCGAACGAAGCCGACCTGGCCAAAGACATGATTTCGAAGGCTAACGACGAAGCCGCGCTGTGGGATGAGCGGAAGTGGGCCCGAACCGGAATCAACGAGAGCGTGTTTGCGCCGGCAGGAGCGTGAGAAAATGCCCGACACCGCAGTGCCCTGGGATTTGCAACAAGACATTCCGCTATACCGGAGCCATAAAGAAGTAAAGGCGTTGAAAATTGCACAGGTAGAATTTGGCAGCGGTCCGGCAGAAGGGTGGTTTCAGGTGAAGTTTACCGATTTCCCAGCCTGGCCGTGGATTGCTTTTGAAGCCAGCCACAAGCCGCAACCAAGTCCGGGGTGGTATTACGTTCTCTACAGAGACGGTTACGAGTCATTTAGTCCGGCGGATGTTTTTGAGGGCCGATACACGAGGCTTTAGGGCATGGAAGCCAGACTGCGCACAACCCGGACCCTCAAAGTGACTGAGGTTCAAGTCACGCCGGAGGAGACCGCACAGCTGGTGCAACTGCTCGTGGATCCGCGGTACATCGCGCTGCTCAATGTGATGGAGCGGGCCTGCATCGAGATAGACACCGCGCACCTTAACACCCCAGTCAGCGACCCGGAAGCGGTACTGGGCGGCCACTGCCTTTCAAAAGGCGTCTGGCTGTTCTTTACTTACATCCAGAAACAGGTGTTGAATGCGAGTTACACCGGCCTCAAGGAAGACAACGGCAAGCAATCGCCGGCCAGTCTCGAGGAAGTAATTCAAGGGGTCGAATAGTGACTGAGCTTATCCATTTCGGGCTGGCGCTGGGCGGCTGGAGTTTGCTGGCGTTGATTGTGGGCCTGGTGGTTTACTGGCTGGAACGATGGCAGGAAAAGAAGCGCGCTGCGTATCTTTTCGGGCGGAGGCGATAGTGGGAAAGACCTGGACAGACCGCGGGAACGGAGAATGGAAACTCACAGTGACCACCGACGTGGCCGGCGATTCGACCCCACCTGTTGTACTCTACGGCACCAAAGATGAGATTTTAGACAAGCTGGCAGACTCGAAAATCAACGCCGACCGGCGGATTAACGAGTTACGGCGCAACGGCAACGGCGCCGCACCTCCGCCGGCTTCGTCCACTCCCCGACCGTTGACGCCGGCGGAACGTATGCAGACCGTAGCGGACCTGAATAACCCCGCCACCGTCGACCGCGCCGTTACCCGCGTCATGGAAAGCGTCATTGGTCCCGTAGAAGGTTTACGCGAGGACCGCGAACAGGAACGCGCCGAGCGGGAAACCCGCGGAGCGGTAGAAGCAGCCAAACAGTTTGCGGAGGGAACACCGGACTGGTACCCGTCGCAACACAACAAAAACACCCTGGTGGGGTACATGCAGCGCATGGGCCTGAATGCCAACAGCACCCAGGACTATACGACCGCCTTTGAGGAATTGACCGCAGCCCACCTGCTGCAGATCAAACCCGCGGAGGATGACGAAACCGAGCCACCGGCACAGCGGCAAGAGCGGACTGCTCCCACGCCAGCGGCAGCGCCGAAAGCTCCAACCCGGTACTCGACAGGCGTGCGGCAGAGCGACATCAGCGGCAGCGCCCCGAGGCCAACAACACGGTTGAAATACACGCGGGAGCAAATTGCCAAAATGGGCGCAGCTACCTACAAGCAGGCGATGCTTTCGGATCCCGAACTGGGCCGGTCGGTCGAGTTTTACGCGCAACAGGACAGGCAGAAGCGCCGGGCAAGCTAAACCCTCCCGCAGAATCGGGAGCGGTACGATGCAAATTTCGAGCGACCCAAAGTTTCTCCGCCGGAGAGATTGGGTGGTGCTGCACATTCTGCGCCCCCTTCTCTATGCGCTGGCCGTCGCCGGCTCAGCGGTTGCATACCTGGTCCAAAGCGAGGGCAGTTACTTTGCCCACGCCGCGCAGCTGGGCACCGGCTACTCGCCGGCATCCAACCAAACCAGCAACCTCACGCAGACGCAAGTCAACTACTACGACAAGAATTTTATTGCGAACTTGAAGCAGGAGACGCCGCATTACCGATGCGTTGAGCGCCGGCCGTTGCCTGAAAATTCCGGCAACACGCTCAGCCTGTTCGAATACGTCGCGTTCGGTCCCGATCTTTCGCAGGCGCCCGAAGGCACGGTGCAGAGCGGCGAAACGATTACGATTCTGACCGACAAAATCGTGATCGGGAACTACGCCGACTACCTCAATTACAGCCGCTTTAGCATGCAACTGGCGATTGATCCGGCGCTCGAAAACGGCGGCAAGGAACTGGCCTATCAGTGCGCGCTCACCGTGGCTTACCTCATCAAGAACACCACGGACGGAGTAAATACGGTCGACTCGAGCGCGCTCGAACAGAACGCCTACAACGTGCCATTCAACAAAACCAACATCACCACCGCGATCGCATCCCTGCGCCAGCGGGCAGTTAAGCCGATGGAAGGCGGGAACTTCTGCGGCATCATCTGCGGATTCGCCTGGGGCGATGCGTTGAACGATGCGGCTAACAACAGCTTTACCGACGTGTTGAAACGCTCCATCGAAGGTTTCGACATTCTGCGCGAACTGCCAGGCGGTGAAGGCGAATACGTGCAGGCGATGGAATGGGCCGGCGCCAAGTTTTACGAATCGTCGATCGTGACCTCGACCCCCAACTACTTGACCCACCCCGGTGTGACCGCTTTCAGAACCTACATTTACGGCGAAAACGGAATCATCACCATCAGTATGGGCGCGAAAGAAAACACAGACATTGGCGATGGCGACTGGCGGAATCTAAAAGTCATCACCAAACGCTATGACGACGCCAGCGTGAGCGATCCGGCGATGATGATCGGCGGCAGCTGCGCATACAACTTTAACTTTGCCGTGGGCGTGGTTCCCGATACCACCGCCCGCCTGCGCATGATCGACGCGCCAACCCTGATTTCCTAACCCCAGTCTGCGACGGGGAGCGGCGCAATGGGGGTTGTGCCGCTTCCCTTCCCGTTCACTGAAGGAGAAAACCGCGATGCCCGAACCGAAGGACAAAACACTCAGCGAATTCGAGCAAGTTGAACTCGAATACAAGCGCATGCAAATTCAAGTCTTTCGCCAGCAGATGCAGGAGAGAGACGACAGAATCGCCGCGCTCGAGGCGAGGCGCGCCCGCCAGGTGGACGAATGGCACAAGGGCGAACAGATCCGCGCGCGCCGGCAGACTATCTGCAAACACCGCAAGGGCGGCCGCAATAACAACTTTGCCAAGGGCGACAGCAACAGCTATTCGATTAACACCAACACCTATCCCAACGGCCGCCAGGTGATCTTCTGCACCCGATGCGGCAAGGAAGTGGAGAAGCCGGCGCGCAGCTTGAAGAAAACCGACCCCAAGCAATACGCCGAGATGTGGGCGGAATGGGTCAAATGGAATGAGTACCCAACTGACAACTCCCCCAGTGGCGGGCAAATTTTCCTGATTGCAGCCGCCTGAGAAACTGACCTATGACAACCCCAAAAAAGCCACAACCGCGGCCGAAGCCGGCGCCGCCCAAGCGAAGGAGCAAGCCAATGAGCTACGAAGACGATGCCCCTGCCAATCCGCCCGAGGAACAGCCCGAGCAGCCGCCCACGGAGCCACCTGAGGAAGAGGAGCCGGCGCCGGCCGCGGCCGCCAACCCAACGCCTAACGAAATCCTCCGCGGAAGCATCACGCCGACGCCGCCGCAGCCTGCGGCGGCGGATACGAAGCTCACACCGAACCAGATCATTGCGAGCCTGGTACAAAAATGAACAGCACCACGACGCTGCAGGCAGTTTCAGATTACGTCATGGCGATGGGAGAGCTGGCGCCGGTTCTCCCCGCGGCCGGCTATAGCGTAAACAACTGCCTGAATATCGCAACCGATGTGATGCTCGACCTTATCAGCCAGCGGTTTAACTGGAAGTGGAACAGGATGAAAATTCCGCCCTGGTACACGAACAGCTGGCAGCAGGACTATGCGCAAATTGGATCCACGTTCACGGCACCGATCGGCTGGATTGAAAACGCCTACTGGGTGGACATAAACAACACCGCGCTTCCGAAGCCGACCTATCCCATTGAAGTGCTGCGCGATCTTCCCGTAACTTCGATTTCCGGCAACCCGCCGGCGAAACTCGACTGGGAATATAACAGCCAGTTGGTTCAAGGAGTCTGGCCGGGGCCCAACCAGAAGTACACCCCGCCGCTGGGCGCGACGGTCACGCCGACCAATCCAACGACCAACATCCTCGACGCCAACGGCAACATCCTGATCCTCACCGCCTACGGCACCACCAACGCGGTGAACACTCCGCCGGTATTGCCGGCGAATTCGCCCGAGGGCAACACGGTCAACGATGGGACTTGTGTTTGGACCGTAGTGGATCCGAACGCGCAGGGATTCAGGATCATGCCGTTGCCACCCCAGCAAGGCGTGGTCTACCAGGTCAACGTGGTTGCCCAGATGAAGGCGCCGCCCCCGTTCACAACCATGCAGCAATTTATCAGCCCGATTCCCGACGATTATGCGAATTATTTCCGTGACGGCTTCCAGGCGTACTGCTACAAGATCAGCCCCAACGGACAGATGCGGGGCATGTTTAAGGAAATGCGCCAATCGTGGCTGGCCTCGATCGAAGCGGCCATGAAGCAGGGCGACCGCGAACAGACCAACTCCGGGTTTATCCCCGATCGCAGCGTAGTGGCACCTTCCGGCGGGTGGGACATCGGGCCCGCCAACCCATATTTGTGGTACACGATCTGGCCCGGCCGTTAAGGAGTAGAAAGTTGTTTAAGCATTGCCAAAACGCGATCCATCCGGCGAACTCTGGCGGGTTTATCTGCCCAGTGAATTTCGAAATGGCAGTTGGCGCAAAGCGTCTCAAGATTCTCGTCCGTGCCATTCCCCCGATTCTCGTCACGATGATGAACGGTGAGATGATACAGGTTCTCATCGGCGCACTTTTCGCAGCAGACTTTGCCTTTTCGCCGGACCGTGACCATGAAACCACGGATGCGATAGTCACACTTCCCAGCCAGATATTCCCCCAGTACAGAACATCGGCGCGAACAAAACACGATATTCTGGGAGGCGATCGTCTTTCCGCAAATCGGACAAGGAGCCTGTTTCGCACAGGCGCGAGAACAGTAATTCTGCTTGTTACGCCTGGTTGTTTTGACTATGAACATCTTGCCGCATCGTTTGCAGGGAAATTCTTGTCCTGGTTCTTGCCTGCGGCGGAAAAAGCTATTCGGATCTTCAACCCGCGCCTTGACGGAACACTCATAGGAACAAAACCGCGGCACCCTGTAAGCCCTAAACCGTCTCGCAAAGGATTGGCCGCAGCCTTCGCATTTATAGATCGTCTCGCGGTTCTTCGCGCGTTGCGATTCGAAAAAACAATCCTTCGAGCAAAACTTTGGGGCGCTGTTCTCAGGCCACGTCACACGGCTAAATCTCTTTTGGCAGTGCTGGCATTTGTAGCTGCGCTCGCGCGTCTTTTTGTTTTTGATGAAGCATGGACGGCAAACGCCGGGGGTCTTTTTGCGCACGTGGCGGTCGTTAACTTCAGTGCCACAGCTCTTGCAAATGTAGGTCATTTACCTCAAGTCTACTACAATGTCTGGCCGGGGAGGTAAGCAATGCCGCTAAAAAAGGGCACATCGAAAAAAACGGTGAGCACGAATATCAAGGAATTTCACGGCGGCAAGACGTATGCACGGACACGCGCGAAATTCGGCAAGCGGCGCGCCGATCGGCAGGCCGTGGCCGCGGCGCTGAGCGAGAAGCGGCGCAGCGCGAAGAAAAAAACCACGAAGAAAAGGTGAGCTGTGGCCTCCACAATTACCGTGCAGAACACGATTAACTGGTCAGCTGCTTTCCTCGAACAGCAGCCAGTGCTGGTCAATGGACTCGAGCCGGCGCTGGGATCAGCAAATCTGGTTCTGCAGACGATTCTGGGCGCGCCGTTCGCGTGGCCGTTCAACCGCGGCATTATCTCCCTGACCACTGCCAACCAGGACACGACCCAATCAGGGCTGTCTGATTTCGGTTTTCTCGAGGGCGGTTCCGCGCAGCCAGTGACCGGCGGCAAGTCATGGGACGTCGCAGTCAAGAATTTTCTCAACATCGACGCCAACCAGGCGCGCCCGCAGTGGTGCTCTCCCTTTATCGACGACGGAACCGGAAACATCACCTTCCGGCTTACCCCGGCGCCCGATACCGCCTATATCGTGGTGCTGCCCTACCAGCGCCGCGCGCCGATTCTGTTGAGCCTGGCCTATACCTGGGCGCCGCTCCCCGACGACAAAAACTACATCGCACAATGGGGATTCCTGGCCATGATGAGCCTGATCGGCAACGATGCCCGATTCAACGAATACAACCAGAAATTCATTACTTCGGTACTGGCCGCGCAGGGAGGCTTGACCGACCTCGAGCGCAATGTTTTCCTCGCCAACTGGACCCGCGTTATGAGCCAGCTGCAGAGCACGCAGCTGGGCACAGCCGAACGCTACCGCGCAAGGGAGGTCTGAGCGTGCCCTCCAGTCCTCTTGAGAGCGCCGGCGCGGCCGTACAGGCCATTTCCGCGGCGCCCTTGCACGTCAATGAGTTTTTTACCGGGCTATGGACCAACGGCTCTCCGCTCGGTCCGGGGCCAGTGCCGTATCTTTACCAGAAGTTTTACTCTGCCTCGCGCTACGATCGCATCGTGGGCGGCGGCGACAGCGAAGTGTCGACCCGCCTCACGCTCATGCGCCGGCCGGGATTCACGGTCTACAATCCGGGGCCATTTCCCCCCATCAACAGATTCCATGAATTTCGCGCCTTCACGGCAACCGATGAGGTCATTCATCTGCTGGCCGACTGCGACGGGTCCACCAACCAGTTGCAAAATCCGAATTTTGATTCCGGCGCAACAGGATGGACGTTTGGCAGCGACCCGGTAAACGGAGGCAACTGGCATCTGGGTACCGGCAGCCCGTTTGCCGCCGGCAATCTGGCCCAGTGGAGTGGGACCGGCGCGGCAACTCTGACCAATCAGCAGCACATGCCCTGTTCCGCCGGTACCCAGATGGAGGCCAGCTGTCAAGGGATTGGAGAACTGGGCGCGACTGGTACGGCAGTGCTGCAGATCAACTTCTATAACGCGGCTAACGCACTCCTGCAGACAGTCAGCAGTCCCGCTTGCGTAGCGAACTACATCTGGACTCCTTTGCAAGTTCTGGCGCCGGCACCCGCGGGCAGCTCTTATGCCACCGTCGATTTCTCGGTTACAGGCGCGACGATGGCATCTGGGGGGCCACGCTGGGGAGCGGCGGTTTTCACCGGAGGCATTGCGCCGATCGTACCCACGGTGCGCGAGGTCACACAGCCCAACACCAATAAAATTCTCTGGACGAAGGCGCCGGGAGCGGGGCGCACCAGCTTTGTGGACGTGGGCAATACAGTCTATGCGGGGGACGGAGTTACCACCCACCAATGGGTGACAAGCGCCCTGAGCTGGCAACCGAACGCGCAGTTTCAGCCTGGGGATTTCATTGTCGACAGCAACGGCAACCTGCAACGGTCTGTGGGCAGCGTCACCGCCACTATCGTAAACATTCAGGTTGTCGACGTGGTGCTGGGCGGCGGCGTGCATGGGCGCCAAGTGACACTCTATTTTTCTTCGGCAACCCCATTTGACGCCCCGGATAACATCAGCATCATTACCAGCGGCTTGACGACCCTGCCGGCCGCCAATGAAACCACTCCCTACACAGTCATCGTAGAAAGCGTTTTGCAGTGCAGCTGGGTGCAGTCGACCACCGCGATCCCGGTTACGCCGTTTTCTGTTGAGACAGGCACCGCGACCACCGGCAGCGGCAGTTCAGGCGGGACCATGCCGGCCTGGAATACCGGCCTGGGCCTGGTCACGCAGGATGGCGGCAACCAGTGGATAAACATGGGGGCGGCGGTGATGGCCTGGGGGGCGGCAGGGCCGGCCAACGCGCCCACCGTCACGACCGCTTCTGTGCCAAGCATTTATCCCAACGTGGCCGTGAACACCTGGTATGCCCCGAACGGGGCTTTCGTCATCTTCGACGGCACTAACCTGCAGCAGCTGGTTGCTCCGGGCGGGACGACGGGGCCGGCTGCGCCGACCTGGGCCACGGCCGTGGGCGCGATCACCCATGAAACTTCGCCGGGGACGGGTCAATGGACATGCCTGGGCGGCGGCGGGTGGCAGGCCAGCCATGCGTATGCCGTGGGTGCCACGATCAGAGTCACTTACACGTATTCGACGACGGTGTACCAGTGGACAAGCGACGGGCACGGCGGATTCATCCAGGTGCCGGTGAACAGGGATGTAACCACCACCAGCTTCTTTCAGTGCGTGGTGGGGGGGACGAGCGGCGCCAACCAGCCCAACTGGCTGAACGGCACCAATGTAATCACCATTGACAACACGGTGAACTGGAAAAACCTCGGAAGCTCGGCCGGAGCCGCATGGCCGGGTGCAACCCAGACATTGAGCACGGCGATTCAGGTGGTTGACCCGAACGGCTATTTCCAGACGCCAAGCACACAGGGCGAAACCGGGGGCGCTGCGCCGACGGGGGGATACAGCACCACCGTGGGAGCCTCGACCGCCGATGGCAGTGAGATATGGAAGAACGCCGGACCCGCGGCGCCGGCCGCCACCGCGGTATGGTACTGGGCTTATAGCGGGAAGAACAGCATCACCGGCGAGATTTCGAATGCCTC